GTCGTTGGCTTGCTGCTGCGTGATGACTTGGTAGGCGACCAACTCTTCGAGGTATTTCTTTTGCGTGTCGTAAACACGCTGCAGCTCGTCAATTTCGACCGCCGCCACCTCCTGCGCCGAGTCGACGCGCAGCTGCGTTATCTCGTCGACGGCCTTTACCTTGCCGCGCAAATCCTGGGCGTCCATGGCTTCGATGTAGGCGATCCGCGCCTCGTAAGACCCCTTCACGTACTCGGTGTCGAGCTTGGCCACTTCAGCGATGTGCTGCTTTTCCTTCTCAAAGATTTTGGCGTCCATCTCCAGCCGCTCTGCCGAAGCGAGTTGCGCGCGCAGCTGGTCGGCGTCTTCCTGGCTGATGACCTTATCGTGCAGCAGCTTTCCCAGCTTGTCGAACAGTTCCTGGTACTTCAGGGTCACCGCCTCGACGGGCGAACTGAGTGCCTGAAGAAGCGTCTTGGCGGCCGCGTCGCCCCACTGGTTCACCTGCTCCTGAACAGCCTTGAGGTTATCTTCGGTTTCGACCAGGATGTCTTTTTTGGCCTGCTCTGCGCCGCTTGGTTGCTGCTTATGAGGCCCGAATAGTCCGCTGATGCCGGCAAACTTTGTTACCGTTTCGCCGATGCTTTTTGCTATTCCCGCCGCCCAGTCTTCGACCGCTTTCGTCTGTTGGGGAAAGAGCTTGGTCAAGCTCCAGATCGCGGCCCCTAGGGCGACGATTCCGACGAGAATTGCGGGGTTCTCAACGAAGGTAAACAGCAAAGCCTTGCCCAAATCCCAGATCACTTTTACGGCGGGGCCGCCGACGTCCCAGATCAGCTTCAACGCAGTGGCGAGTACGCCAAGCGCAGCCGCCGCAGCCAGGGTGTTAGTGATAAATTCCTTAACCGGCTCGGGCAGCTGCTTCAGCCATCCGATGAACGCGGCGATGGGCGTGAGGATCGTTTCGATGTGGTGCGCCAACGCTGTTAGTGCAGGCCCGAAACCGCTCGGCCCGAAGAACTGCGCGGTCGCGTACACGATGTTATCGCCGAGGTTCTTGAAGGCCTTCGCCGCGTCGTTGATGCCCGCGCCAGCGCCCTTGGTCTTCGCCGCCATTGCATCGACCATGACGCGCAGCGTTGCCATGGGGTCGAGCACGCCTTCCTTGATGTATCTCTGAACGTCCTCCTTGGTCACGTTCTCGTGCAGCTGCGCGCTCATCGCGGCTTGCAGAGCCTTCATGACATCCACGCCGCGCTGCGGCAGCTGGCGCATCAGGTCCATCGCGCCGACGGCATCCTTCTCCATCACCCGCCCGAAGATGCGCACGATCGAACTGACCTGCTCGAAGTCGCCGCCCATCGCGGCTACCTGGTCGCTGATAGCCTGCAAGGTTCCAGGGACTTCCTTCGCGGCCATGCCGAAGGCCAGCAGCTGCCGCCCCGCGTTCTCCAGATCCTTGAAGTGGAAGGGACTCTGCTGCGCTATCGCGCGGATCTCATCGAAGACCTTGCGCGCGTCGTCGGCGCTCCCGGTGAACAAGGTCATCATTTGCTGGGCGCGCCCGATCTCGGCGCTGACCTCGACCATGGAACTGACCCAGCGCGCGATCCCCAGGCCCGCGAGAGCCGTGGCCAGTTCGCCGAAGGCCTGGGTGGTTTGCTTGACGGCCACGCTTACGGAATTAACCGCTGCGGTCGCTTGGGTGGATGACTTTTGGGCTGTGGTGCCGGTGGATTGGATCGCGCTGTTGAGCGCGTTGACGTTCTGCTGCGCCTGCTGGGAGTTGAAATCGACCTGGATGTATATGTTGTTAGCGGCCATGGCGCGTCGCCTTTTTCATCGTTTCTTCCTGGTAACGCTGTCGCTCGTCGGCAAGCTGCCGCAACAACAAAAACTCCTGGTACGTGATCTCGCTGGAACTAACCGTCACCCCCGCTTGCAATGCAAAATCGAGATCGATCACCTGCCCGATCAGCTGGCCGCCACCTTTCGCCAGATACTCGTCGAGCAGCGTCAGCGGACAGTCTACGCAGCGCGGCGTTTCGGCGGTAGCCCACGGATTGACCGTGAGTACCTCGGGACACTCCTGCGGGCCGGGACAGAGGTCGCCCCGCCGAAGCATCCGGTGAAAGATGAACTTTGGCGACGGCGTCTCCGGCCAGCCGCCGCCCATCAGAAATTTGGTTCGTCATGGCGCGGCGACGCTTCCTGCGTGATAGCCTCGATCACGGCTCGGATGACCGTGTCTTTGTGCAGGCTCGGCACCACGCTCTTGTAGCCTTCGCCGCGCCCGTTGCACTTATCCCATAGCTCGGCCCCCGCCTCGAGATAAGTGCGCACCTCGAAGCGATTGAACGGCAGGCTAATCATCCGGGTGCTGCGATTCAGCTTGCGCACTTCTTCGTAGGTGGGGATGCGCAGCTGGTGTCTCACCTCGCCCAGGTTGGTTACAAGCTCGACCTCGGCTTCCTGCGCGCCCAGCTTTACGTCCACCACATTGCACAAGCCCAGCCACTCGATGACCTGGCTGGCCTCGGCTCCGGTCAGCGGCGGCGCGCCGTTCTGTTTTATCGCCTCGAACAGCTTGGCGTCACCGTCGGCGTTGTCCACCTCGTTCTCAAAGCTGCCGCGCCCGAGATCCCGCCGGATGACCCTGCGGCGGCGGCGGTGATCGGCCCACTCCTGATCGGTTGGCCAGCGCACCGAAATGTCCGTCAAGCCTTGCGCCTCGGTGCGAAGCGGCCTGGTGATGGTTGTTTCTGTGTCTACATCGAACATAGGCTAAAGTCCCAGAATCGCGTCTTTTGTCGTTGTCGCCGACATGGTGATGATGGGCGTGACGCCGTCGGTCGGCTGCAAGGCTGTCACAGTGCAGTCTACCGTCACAATGTTGGCGTCGTCGCCATTTACCACGCTCTGCATGCGCGTGCGCGGCATCGTAATCGTGAAGCCGTGGTAGACCGTCCCGCTTATCAGCGCCCCCTGCACGCCGAACGTCGCCGGACCTTCAACCCCGTTGATGAGGTTGTTGTACTCTGTCGATCCCTTTTGCGCCCGCGCGACGAACCGGAGCGTGATCTCGCGAATGCCGTACTCCATGCGGCCCCTCACCGCGTACCCGTTCTGTGTGCCTGAGCCGGGATAGAACCCACTATCCAGTCTCACGTTGTTGTTCCACCCAAAGTCCAGGCTGATGAACGACGCCGAGAGCACGTAATCGATGCCGTTGATGTTGATCGTGGCGCCGGCCGCGTTGAGAAAATGCTCCAGCGTCACCGCCGGTAATGGCGTGAGGCCGGGAGCCTGAACGCGCCCCGTGCTTGGCAGCGTGCAAGCCACGCGGCAATTGGCGCGGCCAGGCCCGCTGAACATGGTGATCGTGAAGCTGCCCACCACACACCCCACGAGCGCGCGATCGACAACCGAATTGGGTTCGGGCCGAATCATTTCGTCGTAGGTGAAGCACGGCAAATTGATGCAATTCACCGTTGGATCGTTGGGCACTGCAGCGTAGGTGAAGCCCCCCGTGCCCGCCGCTGTTTTCGTTGCCTTGCCGGTGGTGAAGCAGAACAGCCACGCCATGAACTCGCTTGAGACGTACTTCTCCAGCGTCACGGCAGCGTCCTGGTAGCTCGGAAACACCTGGCTCGGAAATTCGTTTCCCTTGCCGATGTCGAGCGCGTTGGTTTCGTTGACCGGGTTGACCGTAGAGAGCGCCGGATTCACCTTGGTCAGGCTCCACATGTCGGCCAGCACGTTGGCTGTCGCCACGTCGGTCTGCGGCTTGAAGCCAAACGCGATCTGAGTTTCCTGGATGTTCGCCGGACAGGATGTGGTTGCCAACGGCTGTACTCCGGGCGGCGGCGGTGGCGGCGGCGCGCTGGTGGGCACGTCCGCCGTTACAGGATTGCGCGATGCCATAGCTATATCTCCTTATTCATGGGTTGGGCCAGTCACCCGTTTCGGCCGTTTCGGTTTCAAGCACGATGTAGTCGACACCTTCGGGATCGGTGCCCCAGTCGATCTTCAGCACATCCGTGGGCAGCAGCCCTGGCAGGATATTGCAGAGACGCCAGATCAGGCCGTCGCCAGGAATAGGAACGCCGTCCATGATGAGGTTGACCAGGGCCATGTTGGATCCACCGGGCATGCACTTGACGCAGATGTCCATCCGGTGCAGCCACTTGCTCATCTGCCCACGATCCAAATTGGTGCCCTGCCAGATCACCAGCAATTCACCGGGCTGCATCTGGTAAATGGCGAGGTCTCTGGAGTTTTTGGATGGGTTGACATCGACGTAGGCATTGATCGGGCTCTCGGGAGACAGCGCGGC